GTTAGAACACCTTACAAACATTTCGAAGGTTCTCCAATGTCAAAAGGTGTATTACAATTTGATATGTGGGGATTGAACGAATCTGATTTATTTTTAGATTGGAATTCATTGAAAGAAGATGTTAAAAAATATGGTGTTTGTAATAGTTTATTCACGGCTCAAATGCCTGTAGCGTCTTCGGCTAAGATTACAGGTTCATTTGAAATGACTGAACCGGCTCACTCGGCATTATTTAATAGACGAGTTGTGGGTGGGGAGATTTTAATTGTAAACAAGTATTTAATTACTGATTTTGAAAAAATTGGTATTTGGAATGAAGATTTGAAAAATGAAATCATTCTAAATGAAGGTTCAATTCAAAATATTAATTTCAACAATTATCTTGACCCTGAAGATAGAAATTATACTAAAAAAGTTAAAAGAGCTGAACATTTAATTAACAAGTATAAAACTATTTGGGAGATATCTCAAAGAGAGTTAATTGATATGGCAGCAGATAGAGCTCCATTTATTGACCAATCTCAATCAATGAATATCTATATGTCGAATCCAACATTATCAAAAATAACTTCATCTCATTTCCATTCGTGGTCAAAAGGATTGAAAACTCTTTGCTATTATGTTAGAACCAAGGCAATATCAACAGGGGCAAAACATTTAGCAGTCGATGTTTCAAAAATTCAAAAACCAAAAACAAATGTGGAAACACCTAAAGTTGAAATAATTAACACATCAACTAAACCTGAAGATAGTCAATTTGAATGTTTTGGTTGTTCATCTTAAAATAAAAATCCCAACAATTCGTTGGGATTTTCTTTTTTAATCTATTTATAAGAAAAAAATAGAAGTATATATTTATAACTATGGCAAATGGTGTAACATATGGTATTAATTTCCCGTTTAGAGATTCCTTAAGAGGAGATTACCTCCAATTAACGGAACTACAATCAGAAGAAATTAAAGCTGATTTAATTCATTTATTATTGACTCGAAAAGGTTCAAGATATTTTTTACCTGAATTTGGGACAAGATTATATGAGTTTTTATTTGAACCTTTTGACACATTAACATTTAACGCCATTGAGTCTGATATAAGAGATGCGATTGAAAATTTCATGCCTAACTTATTGGTTAATAATTTAACCATAACACCGGCGGACCCACAAGAGGAAGCGGATATTGCGACAGGACAAAATTTTGTGGGAACTAGTGAATCGTCAATATATAGATTTCCTGGTAAAGGAACTTCTGAATACACGGCAAAAATAAGAATTGATTACTCGACTAACGGATCAACATTTGGTCAGAGTGATTTTGTAATTATCAATATTTAATTAATATGGCAAATAATAGAATATCATATAGTAGTAGAGACTACCAATCAATAAGAGCTGATTTATTAAATTATACTCGAACTTATTATCCTGATTTAATCCAAGATTTTAATGATGCTTCGGTATTTTCTGTGTTTCTTGATTTAAACGCTGCGGTTGCCGACAATCTACATTATAACATTGACAGGAGTGTTCAGGAGACAGTTTTACAATACGCACAACAAAGATCCTCAATTTATAACATTGCAAGAACTTATGGTTTAAAATTACCGGGTCAGAGACCTTCAGTTGCTTTAGTGGATTACTCAATTACAGTTCCGGCTTTTGGTGATAAAGAAGATGAAAGATATCTTGGAACATTATCTAGAGGTTCCCAAGTTGTTGGTGCGGGTATTGTATTTGAAAATATTTATGACATTGATTTTGCATCACCATATAATGCTCAAGGTTTTCCAAATAGATTAAAAATACCTAATTTTAATGCTAATAACATATTGATAAATTATACAATTACAAAAAGAGAAATAGTTGTTAATGGTATTACAAAGGTATTTAAAAGAGTTATTGGTGCAAATGATGTTAGACCATTCTTTGAACTATTTTTACCTGAAAAAAATGTATTAGGTATAACTAGTGTTTTATTAAAAAATGGGACAAATTATACGAATATTCCAACAACAGCAGAATTTTTAGGTTTGGATAATAGATTGTATGAAGTCGATGCTTTGGCTGAAGATAGAGTATTTGTTGAAGACCCGACAAAAGTATCTGACCAACCGGGTATTAAAGTAGGTAAATATATTCAAACTCAAAATAGATTCATTACAGAGTATACACCTGAAGGGTTTAAAAAAATGACATTTGGTGGTGGAACAAATACCGCTCAAGACCAATTAAATCAATTTACAACTTTAGGGACAACATTAGAATTACAAAAATATTCAAACAACTTTTCATTAGGTTCAACTTTAACTCCTAATTCTACTTTGTTTATTCAATACAGAGTTGGTGGAGGGTTAGCAACAAATTTAGGAACAAATGTTATTAATCAAATTGGAACGGTTTCTTTCTTTGTTAACGGACCATCAGAAACGACAAACTCATCAGTGGTTAATTCATTAAGATGTGTTAATGTGACCGCTGCGGTTGGAGGTGCGGGGATTCCATCATTAGAAGAAATTAGAAATTATGTTTCATTTAACTTCGCAGCTCAAAAACGAGCGGTAACAGTTCAAGATTATGAATCGTTAATTAGAAATATGCCGGCTCAATTCGGAGCACCTGCTAAAGTTGCGATTACTGAAAACGATAATAAAATATTAATCCAAATATTATCTTATGATACTTCAGGAAAATTAACCAATATTGTTTCTAATACTTTAAAACAAAACATTGCGAATTATCTATCAAATTACAGGATGATGAATGATTATATTTCAATATTGACTGCTGAAGTAATTGATTTAAGTATGGATATTTCTATCGTTTTAGATTCTGCTCAAAATTCAGGACAAGTTATTGCTAGCGTTATTGATAAAGTATCAGCATACTTTAATCCTCAAACAAGACAATTAGGTGAAAATGTATATCTTTCTGAGGTTAGAAGTATAATACAAAACACAAATGGTGTTTTAACGGTTGCAAATATTGATGTTTTTAATGAAGTTGGTGGACAATATTCTTCAGCTGAAACTTCAATGGAGTATTCAAATGAAGAAACAAAATTAATTGGTCCGGTTGACGATACCTTATTTGCACAACCTTCACAAGTATACCAAGTCAGATATCCGAATAAAGATATTAGAATTTCGGTTAAAAATTTCCAATCAATTACTTTCTCATAATAAGTTCACTTTATTTTAGAATAGAGTATTATTTTATATGTGGATTTTTTTTAAAAATTCCATATAAAGTATTTATTAAATAAAGTAGTTTGATGGGTCAATCATATAGGATAAGAACAGAGTTAGGTATTAATAAAACTATTAATGTTCAATTAGACCAACAATTTGAATTTTTAGAGGTATTATCACTAACATTACAACAAGAGGATATATACACAAAAAGTTGTGCTCAATATGGTGTGATTGTTGGTAGAGTAACTGCGAATAATGGATTTGGTATCCCAAATGCTAGAGTTTCGGTTTTTATTCCGATACTCCCTGTTGATGAATCAAACCCTATAATCTCAAGTATATATCCATATAAATCACCTAATGATAAAAATGATGACGGATATCGATACAATTTACTTCCGTATGAACAATCGTACTCAACTCATGCGGCCACAGGGACATTACCATCAAGATTAGACGCACTAACAGGATCAACTGCCGTTGAAATATATGACAAATATTATAAGTATAGTGTAAAGACTAATGAAAGTGGTGACTATATGATTATGGGAGTTCCTCAAGGCAATCATAGTTTAGTTATGGATGTTGATTTATCCGATATTGGGGAATTTTCATTAACTCCACAAGATTTAATAAGAATGGGCCTTACGACCGAAGCCCAAGTTGGTGGAAATCGTTTTAATACATCCACAGATTTAAATTCTTTACCACAAATCATTAATTTAAATAAAAGTGTTGAAGTATCACCTCTTTGGGGAGACCCTGAATTATGTGATATTGCAATAAATCGACTTGATTTTGATTTAAGGGATGATGCCAATGTTGACATACAACCAACATCAGTATTTATGGGGTCAATTTACTCGACTTCTGATAATTACAGAGTTAGACCAAACGCAAAACCTGTTGATGATATGGGTAATCTTTGCTCATTAGTTGCAGGTCCAGGACAAATTTTGGCAATTAGACAAACTATCTATCAAGATTCTGATGGTAATCCTGTCTTAGAATTACACCAATTGGAACAATCAGGTAATATTATTGATGGTAATGGGGTATGGTTGACCGAACTACCAATGAATTTGGATTATTTTGTAACTAATGAGTTTGGTGAAAAAATAATATCAAACGACCCAACCATAGGAATTCCAACAAAGGCCAAATATAGATTTAAAATTAAATGGCAACAATCTCCAAATTTAAGTGAACAAGTTAGAAGACCATATTATTTAGTACCAAATGTCAAGGAATATGGTTGGGGTATCAGTTCAATTAATGATACTACTAAACAAGAAAGTTCTTATTATTTTGGGTTAGCTTGGAGTGGATATACTAACGGATTTAATACGGCAATACCGACACCACCATTACAACCAATTTCAGAATATACTAATAGATTAAATGAAATTATTAATTGTGAAGATACTTTTTATGAATTTCAATATAACAAAGTTTACACAGTTGCCGGACTAATTGATCAATTTAAAAATGGTGGAAGAGGAAATTTCATAGGTATTAAAGAAATTGATAGTCCTGATTGCGAGAATACAATTAACAAGTTTCCGGTAAACGATGGATTTAGAAATTTTGACTTAATATATTTTGTTTTTGCGATAATTCTTCAAATTATACAAATAATAGGAGTACCGTTACTAACAATATTCCATTTCTTAGCGTTTCTTTGGAATAATTTTACAGTACCATTTTTATTATTTATAATTGGGCAGTTAATTAAAGCCTCGGTCCAACAAGCATTTTTAGTTATTGCGGCAATTGCTGGTTCCGCTGCGTTTGGAGCAACTGCGGCCATGATTATTCCACATACGTTACTGTCTTTATTATATGGTGTGGGAGCGCTTTTCTTAGCTATTAATTTTAGGAATATTATAAAATATAGGTTTGGTAGAATTAAATTACCAATGATGACATATCCTGACTGCCAATCATGTGAATGTGACCCGGAGGTCACCGCTCCGGGAGGAGGTGAGGAAGATTCGGCACCACCACAAGGTTTATTAACACAATTATCTAATGCAGGGTTATATGTCGAGGGACTAGAGACTCAATTTTTCGATCCTAATTTTGACAATGAAGATAATGCTCAATTAAGTGCGATTACAATATCTCAAGCATTATCAGGAAGATTAAACACTAAAAATCCAACAATATATAAATCAACTTTTTCACAAGCATTTACTTTCCCTAGTCCAATTCAAAACACTTCTGGTGACGAGGGAATTGATGGGACTAAATTAATTGCTGCAGGTATTACCTTACCTCCGGGAGAAAGAATTAACAAGTATAATACAAGAAAAAAATATTTTGATGATGTTAATAAAATAAGTGCCAGATTTAATTATCCCCAAAATGGAGGTGATTTGAAAAGTGTGCCAGGAGGGACAAAACATTATGATAATACTTTAACCGTTTTGTCGTCACAAATTCTTGAACCTGGTACATTATTAACTTTTATCGACCCTTTTAAAACCAAAGACGTAAACTTTTTATGGACAGGGACAACCGCAATTGGAAGTAATATATTAAATGGTGTTAATGGTATTATCAAGAATACCGGGTTTACCGCAAATGTGACTTATGCGACAGGACAAACAAGTTCATCCATTGTCCCATATATTATCCCATCGGGTAATTCAACTTGTTTTTTATCAATAACATTTGATGTGGTGTCCACGGGAACTACGACTTATTTTAGTTGTGTAAACAATAAAATAACAGTAACTGCAACAACAACTGGAACTAAAACAATAACCAATGAGAATGGTATAGATGTCACAACATTAGGTGGAACTGCTGAGATAAGTGGAATTACTTATGGACAGGCTTGTCAAAGATATATTTATCCTTCAGACCTTGAATATTATCAAGTATTAACTGCAATTACGATAACAACTACGGTTGTTAATGGTAAAACAATTTATTCATTACCGGGACAAGTCCTTGATAATTCAGGAAACCCCGACCCAACCAAAGGGTTTTGGAACGATTTAATTGCGGATAATAAAGGGTTTTTATTAGCAAACGTACCGGGAGATGAGGGATTTGAAAAATTCGGGTATGTAGGTGGAACTGATCATAAGGATATTGGAACGTTTACAGATGATGTTTACGAAAGAGTGATTCCTCCCGACAATCCGAGTTTTAGTTTCCCCACCTCAATATTAGATGGATTTAACGAACAAGTGGTTTTAATACTACAAAGAGGTGTTGACCCTTATTCTCGGAAATTACAAAATAGTTACGGAATTGGGAGAATATTAGGACATCCAAGTGAAGAGGCGGTTGTAATTACAGGGATGACAAGAATGAATATCCCAATCCAACCATTACCTTCTAATTCTAAAACCTCAGTTCAAAATCATAAAAATGTTGGTGAAATATTTTCAGGTTCTTACTTTTATACGCCGGGTATTCCAGATAATATAATACCTAATGCTTCAACAACTCCAGGTCTTGCGTTTTCGTCATATACTACAAGTAATGTTGGATACTATGGAGCTTTAGATAGTCGATATTTGAGGCCACCATCTCAACTAAAAATAACCTCAATTTTAAATCAAGTATTTTATGGAAATGGAATTTTTACAAATAGTTTTATACAAGACAGTTTTTTTTGTAATACATCAAATGGGAAGCGTTGTCCTACTGTAACAACAAATACTCCTTATGGTGTTAATTCAATTTCTGTTGGAGGTCCCACAGCAATGAGTGGTGTTGCAAGTTCTCAAATCCTAAATTTATTTGCGGGTCAGAGTACTAAATCGTCTTGGGTACCTGACATTAATTATGCAGGAAAACCGCCCCCAACACCCCCATTAAACCCAAGTACTCGATATTCACCAACTGAAGACTTATCAGGTGCTGCATATATGTTCAGAGGACCTTTAAGGGCCTTTATGGCAGATTATGAAGTGGATTCGGATAATTATCTTGGGTATAAAATAGGTGATGGACAACCTTTTAACTTATATTTTAGTCCGTTACTATTACCTGAATTTACCGGAGGAACTACAGGAACTAACTCAGGACTCACAATTAGTGCTCCGACGCAAATGGTGATGAGAACCGACC